GGTGGAAGTGCGCCATCAAGCAATCCACCAGCGGCATATCCAAATGCTAAGAAAGGTAATGATGGCGGCTGGTACATTCCTGATCCTGATAGACAAGGCAAATATTTAAAGGTGGGCTGATATGGCTACTAGTCCCGTAGCAGTTGATTACGATCCTTTTGAGTCAAGTCAATCTGACAGCACAGACTCGCCCAAGCCAGTTGATTACGATCCATTTGCTTCTGCTCCTGCGCCGGCCACGGCTGCGCCTAAAGAGCCTCGACCATTTAAATTGCCAGGCGCAGAAATGGAAAGTTATTTTGCTACGCCTGAAGGTGGTAAGAAAGCCGCAGATATTTCTACAGGATTTCTTTCTGGGGTTGGACAAACAGTTACTGGTCTTGGAGAAATGCAACCTGGTTATATTGGGGAGATTTCAGCCAAAGGCACACAAAAATTAAGAAAGATTGGTGACCCAGAATCTCAATTGATTGGCGGTTTAACTTCCGGTCTTTTATTGCCTGGGGCTGCTTTAACAAAAGTTCCAAAAGTTGTTGAAGGCGCAACTAAAATTGGCAATGTTTTGCGAGGATTTAAGTCTGGCGGAATTACTGGAGGAATCTACGGTTTAACTACGCCAACGGGCAAAGAAGATGTTGAAGAAAGGCTAATAGAAAAAGGCGAATCTGCCGGTCTTGGTGCTTTGCTTGGTGGCCCTCTTGGTGGCATAGCAGGTGCTTTTGCTCCGCGTGGAACAAGCCCGTCTGAATTGTTGCGTCAGTATGCTGGTTCGCTTAAAGAAGGCGGGTTTGCTAAAGATGTTATTGATGGTTTAGCAAGTGCTGAAAAATCAATTCAAACTAGTTTAGAGCAGCAAATTCGTAGCATTGAAGCAAGCGTGCCACAAAAAATTGACAAGCTCTATCGGGATGTGTCGGGTCGTTTATTTGATTTATATGAAAACGCGCAGAAACAAGCTGATTTGATTCGTCAAAAAGGTGGTGCTCAAGCGCAAGAAGTTGCTGACTCTGTATTAAATGCTGCGCGGCAACAAATCCAACGTGCGCGTAGTTTGGCTGATGAAGCAGTGTCAAGAGCAACCACGCGTCAAACAACTGCTCAGGCTGGCCTTAAGCAAATTGGCGATCCAAGCAAAGAATTGACTGACACATTAAAGCCCATCAGAGATCAGGCTGTGTCGCGCGAAACAGGCATTATTCGGCAACAAAAAGAAGCGGATGATGTATTGCGGACTGCAAGAGATAAGATCGTTGTTGATAACGAAGCGGCAGGGGTCACAGTTGACCAGATGCCATCTTATCGTCAATTAGCTGAAACTGTTGCCCCGTTTGATCCAGCGCGTGCACCAGACTTATTAAAAAATACTGATCCTAGCAAAGTTAATTTATTTAACCGGATAAGAGAATCAGCATTAAACAAACGTGTTGAACTTACTAAAGATCAAGCAGAGGTTGCGCGTAGTTTAGGCTATGACGTATCGCAAGATGGATCAAAGTTTTATAGAAACTTTAAAACAAGTTTTGAAGCGATTGATGATACACGCCGATTTGTTGGTCAAATATTTAAAAAAGAGATAGCCGGATATGAAGCCATTTCTGGGATTGAAAAACAAAACTTGTATGCGTTGCTCTCTCGCATAGAAGAAGAATATGTTGGCAAGGCCGCACAGAAAGAATTGCAAGCAAACTGGGCAACCGCGAGAAATGCTCTTGATGCGCTAGAAGGCAAGTCTGGCAAAACCTTGTTGCAATTAGAAGAAGGCACCCAAGCGTTTAATAAACCAACCGCTGAACTAGGGCAATATTTCTTTAGTAGCCAAGATCGAGTGCAGAACCTTGTTGATTTGACAGGTGATGCAGGCACTGTGCGTAAGGTGGCCGGCGACTATGTTGCAAACCAGTTACGCGCACAAGATTCTAAAGGTGTGCAAAGATTTCTAAACGATCCTAAGAATAGTGATTGGTTGTCGCACCCTGCTTTGCAAGGCTTAAAAACCGATCTGACTCAGTACGCTCAACGGTTATCAAGAGCAGAAACAGCGCAAAGTGCTGCAACTAAGTTAACGGCTAAACCTATTAAAACAGATACGGGTCGCACAACCCCTAGTTCATACCTTGCTAAACAAGAGGCCGCTGCCGAAACGGCTAGGGGTAAAGTGTTAACTCAGGCTGAACAAGAAGCTACTGGTGTTCTTACCGAAGCAGAACAGTTTAAAAAGGACGCATTGGCTGGTGCTAAAGCGCGAGAAACCGATATTAAAAAAAATGCGGAAGAATCAATATCTGCGTTTAAGTCTGCAATGAATACAGGCGGTGGAAAAATCAAACAAGAGTATGAAGGGTTAAAGAGATATGCTGACATGGTTTTAGAAGCAGAAAAAACAGCAAAGCCTGGGCAGCCGCCAACAACCTACACATATTCAAATTTAATCCAACAAATGAAAAGTTTCTTAAATGAGAGAGCACTTGACGGTACGGTGCCACAAAATATTCTGTTGCGCGAGAGTCAAAAGTTAGATCAGATTGCAGCAACACAGAGTAGTGAGTTGAAATCACAATTGTTGCGCGAGAATCTTAGAACGTTGGCGGGTCAAGCCGGTGTTGTTGCTACTGGCCGTGTTGGCCATCTGCCAGGCTTGTTAAAAACAACAGGTCGCGTGCTTGGTGGTGGACAATGAGCAAGAAGTCTAAAGGCGTTAATCCAGAGCTTGAGCTGGCCATTGCCAAACTCTTGCGTGATGTGATGAATGATCCAAGCGCGTCGCTCACTGACAAGTGCCGCGTACTAGACCGTTCAATCAACGTAGAGAAGCTCAAGCAGAAGATTTCTGACGACGAGTGGGGATCAGGCTTCGTTGTATCTGATGAAGATGAGGGTTAGAATACGATTTTGTTAACTAGGGGATAACTGATGGATGCAATAGCGGTAGTAAGACTAGCGTTAACGGTGATTAACCAACGATTATTGATTATTTTAGTATTAGGTCTATCGTTTGGGCTTGCTTGTTGGGTGATGTATTCACCGAGCTGGGAACGATTGGTGGCTATGGCGTTTTTCTGTATTTACAGTTATCTTTGTATTAACACTAAGGAAAGGATTAATAATGAGCAAGCACAAGCGTCCGAGTGAAATGAGCCAACAGGTTGCTAAGTCGGTGCGGCCTCAATTGCCGCGTGATGGGTCAATGGATGGCTCCAATACTCACAAGAGTGGTGAGTTGCAGCCAGGTGGTTTTACGGCGGTTTGGAACTTTGGTGGCCAGACCAACACTAAGCAATCACCTACGACTAAGCCAGGTAATGCAGGTGGAAAAAGGATTATCTAATGGCTAACAATATCGCATTTCAGGCGATGGGTAAGACGTATAAAGCAAACGTCACAACCTCAAGCCAGACCATTACGATTACGGCTGACAGTCCTGTCAATCAGATTTGTGTGGCCAACCATCAGCCTACTGGTGCAACAGGATACCCTGTCTATTTCACTGTAAGCGCATTGTCAAACGTAACTGCTACAGTACCCGTTGCTGGTACACCGTCGTATTGCTTGGTGAGCGTGCCTGGCACAATCAAAGTGTTTACTGTGCCGCAACAAGTTAGCCCAACCCAAAACTTGTACATTGCATTTATTGGCGAGGCTACATCTGAGTGCTACTTTACTCCTGGAGAAGGACTATGACGATCAAAGAGAAATTGCAGTCTGAGTTAGATACCGCCCGTGCAGAAGTTGCGCGTCTTGAGCAAAGTCTTGCTAACTTGCCCGCAGAGATTGAAACCCTTGCCGAAGAGGCTTGGGAACGGGTTACGGCGTTTTTTAAAGCGTTGTAATGGTTGATCGGTGGAAGAACAGACGCAGGATGGCGTGGTTATCCATGCTTGCCGGTCTGTTTTTTCCATTGCTTGTGCTTAGTTCCAACTCTGCAACGTTAGGCGCCATTGCAACACCGTTTTATCTGTTTGTGACAGGTGTAGTCGGTGCGTATATTGGTTTTGCAACAGTCGATGACAAGAACTTTAAGGATCAATAATGTTTCCATTGCCTAGTGTTTTATGGATGAAAATTGTTGCGGCTCTTGCGCTATGTGCCGCCATGTACTTCATGGGTTGGAATCACGAACACAAGAAGTTTGTAGAGTTTAGGGCGCAAGTTCAAGCCGCTGGTAAAGCGCAAGAGGCTAAGAACGCAGAGATTGTGAAACAACACGAACAGATCACTCAGGGGATTAAAGATGAGTATGAAGCGAAACTTGCTGCTGTTAATAACTATTATTCTGCCAGCGTGCAGCCAAATACCCGTAGCGGTAGTGTGTCCACCGCCGGCGCAACCACCGACAGAACTCTTGCAACCCCCGAGTACCGACTACTTGCTAGACAATGCGCTGCGACAACACTAGAGCTTGAAGAATTACAGAAATGGGTGAAAGCTAATGTTAAGTAATTGGCAAAAGTCATTTGAGTTGGTCTTAGACTCCGAAGGTGGGTTCACCACTGATCCTGATGACCGTGGCAACCTTATGCCGGATGGCCGCCCAGGCTGTACAAACCTTGGCGTGCCCATGATGACTTGGGAATTGTATGTTGAGCGCCAAGCAACAATTGATGAAATGAAGTCATTAACCAAAGAAGATGTTGAACCGCTCTACAAGCGTTTGTTTTGGGACAAGGTTTGGGGTGATAAACAATTTACAGGTGTTGACTACCTTCTGTTCGATTGTGCGGTGAACACTGGGGTGGCTCAGTGTGTGTTGTTCTTGCAACGTGCGGTGGGTGCCCAGCCGGATGGTCAACTAGGCCCACTCACTTATGCGGCAACGATTACGCACGATCCTAAAGATTTGATTGAACAATTTAGTCAGCAGAAGATAAACTTCTACAAAGGGTTGAACAACCCTAGGTATGAGAAAGGGTGGCTTAATCGAGTTGCCCATGTCAAAGACGCAGCACTTATTATGGTGAGATAAATGGCTAAGAATCCTAATCTTTCTGTTGGTAGGGGTGAGAAGTTACCCGCATCAAGGGGGGCGGGATTAACGGCTAAAGGTCGAGCCAAGACCAATCGTGCAACAGGCAGCAAACTCAAAGCACCAACAAAAGACCCAAAGAGTCCACGCCATAAGTCGTTTTGTGCAAGATCAAAGTCATGGAAAGGTGAGCGTGGCAAAGCAGCTCGCCGCAGATGGGGGTGTAGAAGATGAAAGACGGTTTGTATGCCAACATTCACCGCAAACGTGCACGGATCAAGAAAGGCTCTGGCGAGCGCATGAGAAAGCCTGGTAGTAAAGGTGCGCCTACTGCTAAAGCCTTTAAGAAGAGCAAGCGCACCGCGAAGCGTTAGAGTTTACGCAATCCTAGTTGGTAACCCAATAAAACTAACTTGTTCTGCTCTGAGAAGATTGTTGTGAAATAATCAATGCCAAGTTTAGGGCGGTGTAGCAGCCCTGGCATATCAGCCCACAGGTAATCATCAAACAGCATGATGCCTCCCTTCTTGAGTAATCCCCAAGCCATGCAAGCGTCTGTCATTACGTCATAGGCGGTGTGGCTGCCATCGACGTAAATGAAATCAAACTTAGACTCTTCTGCAATAAGTTGAGCAAGCATTTCGTAGCTTGTACCTATGTAGGGGAAAACGTGTTGGCCTGAGAGCTTGACTTCATCAACGTTAGCTTGCCAAATCTCATACATATTGTCTAGCTTAACGTTTGTGTGCTCTTCCGAGCCTTTAAACGTGTCTACAACAATAATTTGACCGTTAGGCGATAGCATATTCTCAAGCATCCAACAGGTTGCCCTGCCTTCAAAACATCCTATCTCTAAGATGCTATTGCATTCTGGCAACCTATTTTTTATAGCTTTAAAGTTCACCACGTTGTGTGTAAACCAGTCTTGTGTGAAGTTTGTCATGGTGCGGGGATCAACCTTCCCTCAAAGGCGTAGGTGCCAACGTGGGTGAGAACAGCCCAAGGTGCTGCCCAGATTTGACCACCAATCTTGCGATAAATCGCGCAAAAATGATAGTCCTCAGACAATAGGCGGCCTGTTTCTTCTTCAATCGAAGTCGCAAAGTATTCATGAATCTTGTCACGGGCCTGCATGGTGTTGCCTAGATCGTGCACGTCATTGAAATAATGCGGTACATGAGGCTCTAGCGCTTCGAACACTTCACGTTTAATGAGCAAGTAACCCGTACCTGCGTTCATAATTTCAACAGGCTGATCGACTGGTACGGTGACTTCGGCTGCATAACCTACCAGGTTCACCACAAACGATCCGGTGTGGTGTTTCAGCATATCGTTGGCAATACCGTTATCCATTGCACGTTTGACCGTGTTCCAGTTGATCTCTTTCTTGGGATAGATACCACCGATCACGTTCTTATCGGCCTGAACCATCTTAACAATGTCAGCAGGATTAAAACCAATATCAGAATCAATAAACATAAGGTGCGTGCAGTCTGACTTCAGGAAAGCGTTAGCCAGAGCGTTACGCGCGCGAGTAATGAGCGATTCATTAAACATAAACGTAAACATCGACTCGATGCCAGCCTCCTTAAGTGTTGCAGGAAGGTTGAGCAGCGACTGCGTGTAGAAACCCGCGCACTGGCCACCGTACATAGGGGTGGCGATGAGTATTTTAGGACTAGACATTTGTATAACCTTATTGGTTGATTAAACTTCTTCTATGCGTGGTACTTCATTGGTGACGATCACTATGCAACCGCCACCGCCCTTCTTTACAAGACCCCTGTGGCAAGTCACAGTTGATACCTGTGCATCATTGTCAAACAGTCCTGCGTCTTGCAACGCATCGAGAATAGGCTTGATCGAGTTATCAATATCCATCAAGCGTGCATCCCGTGGTCTGATGACAATATCAACTTCTACTCCCGCCCCACCAAAAGATTCTAATTGGTGCAGTGCAACATACTCTTGTACCGCTAGTTTAAAGTCACGCCCTCGCTTGGATACAAACCTGCGATGGCCACTAGCAATCCAGTAGTTGTTAATGCTTGGCGGGTACGGCAGATGTAGAACGTGTCGCATCAGAATGGTACCGAATCATCATCATCAAATGATTTGACCTCGCGCGGATAGGTGCCGGCGTGCTCCTCTTTCTTTGCGGCTGCCAACTTCTCGCGCCACTGTGGGTCGGGCACAAAGGTGTCTTCAGCAAGGCTGATGAGTTGGCCCACCGCTGATTGTTTAGTCCACCCTGTGAACTTGAGGGTGTCACCCACCTTGTAGTCTTTGGTTACTAAGAGCTGACCCTTCCAGTCGGGGTGTCGCTCAGTAGTCTTCTTATTGTTTTGAAACATAACACCTTTGCCAGGGGTTGGAATGTGGTTAGTCATTGTGTTTCTCCTGCGGTTGCGATCATGCGGTTAAGTACGGTTTTCTGGATTTCAGTCATCTTGTCAATAAAATCTTGATTGGCACGGGCGAGAGCCTTACATTTCTCAAACCTCTCCCCCGCATCAAGTTTTTTCGATTTCCCGATTCTGTCGCACAAATTACCGAATTCACGAATAAAGTCTTCATTGTCATAGACGTATTGGTGCGGTTTATCGGTGCCTGGCACATAGAGCGGCAACTCAGGTGGCGCAACATCACCATAATTGGCTTCAGGAGCGTCTAAAACGTCCCCTAGCACGACTTCACCATCCTGCGTGATAGTTGGTATAGGTTCAGGCTGAATACGCCCCATATCGCGTGTTTTTACGGGTTCAAAGTCTTGGACTTCTTCGGGCGAGTAGAATCCGGTAACAGAGCCTGGGTAAACTGATCGAATGCCTTCGCTAATGCAGCGTGATCTGAGCATAGCTCGTGGAAATTTTTGCCACCCACTGCCTGGTTTAACAAGACCAATCGATCTCGCTTGTTCAATAGTCCAAGTGACACTAAGAGTTCCACCATTCGGATGGCTAAAAGTCCCTGTGACACGTTCATCTGTATACACCTCCCAGTTAACTTTACCGCCAGCGGCTTGAAATCTAGCCATCATTGCATCAGCTTTGAGCGCAGGACGGCCTTGAATAACGTGATAATCCCTCGCCGCGGTGGCGAATGCGTGTCCTTCAGCCTGTGCGACCATGCCAAGTGCTAACACCTGATTAATGTCTGTTAGGCCGAATAGTCGGCTATCTGCAATGGCCTTGGCCATCTGTTGCATATCTGCAAAAGGTACGATATTGCTCATGTGCTCTCCATAATTCTTTTCTTCATTGCTTTAATAGTTCCATTCCAATGATCTTTCATAGAACCTGGAGTAGTAGGTGTGTCATCAATGCAATCGTGCAAAAGGTCTAAAATACGTCCCTTTTCAAAACTTTTACCATCTTCGCAGCCTAGTTCATAAGCCTCTTGCACCTGACGGTTTAATTCATTTAATGCTGTGTATTGTTCAACATCATTCATTTTTATCCCCTTATTTAATTAAGAAACGGCGTGAGCCGGCTGATTCAATGACGAACTGCTTATAAATGTCTGGCATAGCGGCCTTAAACAACTCTGCTGAGAACCGTGCACTAGACTTAGATGACTTCCAACTCACTAACGTCGAGCCATCAATACTTCTGATTTCTTCGTTATCAGTCATGTAATTACGAATCTGCACTTCCCAGCCTTCGTAAACGGCCTCCAGTTCCTTTATTTTGCCTTTGAGTACCTTTAGTTGTTCGATAGCGTGTTCAACGTCCTGAGTGGCTGTAATCACGCCAGCGGTGGATACTGGATAGACCAGTTTAGTTTGATCGACTGTTTCAGGTGTTGGCAGCGTACCTAACTTAACGTGCGACCAATTGACGGCCATCTTTTGGATAAGGTCTGTCTTTTCTTGTTCCGAAATGTCGAAGACATAGTGCTTAAACTCTTGGCCGCCGAATAAGACTGCAAAACAGACTTTGTTGACGTTGTGCACCGCTGCTTCGTGAACCAACTGTGCATAATCCGCTGGCGGGATGCGACCTTGCTCAAAGTCGTATTTGTTGCGTGTAGCGGCGTTGTAGTTCTTGGCTTCAACCAGGATTGATCCATCAGCCGTAATCCCGTCAAAATGAGAGCGAAACCAACTTTCAGTAGGATGAGTAAGCATATAGTCAGCATCTTTGACTTCCACCTTCATAGCGTTCTGTGCCAAGCGTAAGATGGTTGGCTGCATCACATGGCCCATCTGCACGGCTTCGATCTCAGACAAGTCTGGCGCGTCTTGTTTGCCTTGCTTGATGAGGATTTGGTCAATAGCACGGCCATTTACTGCTTGCCTGGTATCACTCGCCCACCAGGCTGCATTGCGTACGGATGGTTCGAAATCGTCTCTATCGTTCATTTGCTTGCTCCAATATGTATTGCGCCACTATTTTTCCGTCAGGAAGAATAAGTGCCTTGGTTTTAATGTCGTGGCCTTGTTCGCGTAATTCTTTGATCCTAGCGGCTAGTCTGAAACATCCGCACCCCTCTAAAGCCTCTATGGCCGTGAGGGGGCGTTGCTCCAGAGCCTGTAAAATCCATTGGCTCTGGGACATGGTTATTCCTTTGGTTCAAAGTATTTGGCTTTTTTACCGCAGCCGACATAATCCCAACCACGCTCACTTTCAGCAAAGGTTGCCGCAAATTTGACTAGGCCGGTGACAAGTGAGATTCCATCTGGGCGATGACACTTGATGTCTTTGAGATGTTTGCAATTGATGCAAAGTTTGATTTCCTGCTGAACTTCTGTGACCTGATCCATCTTATACCCCTTATGTTTGACCTGATTGAGTTGAACTACACACACACTATACATCAAATAATCAACTAACACACAACTATTTATTGATTTGTTGTATTTTTGTCTTTCAGCTTGGCTTCAACAACATCGTACATTTGTCTTTCGGTCAGATCATTAAACTCAGCTTGCATAAAGATTTCGGTTTTCTCATCATCCGTCAGCCCGACCCACAGCTTTTTAATATATGACAACTGCCCGTCTTTTATTTGAATCATTTGTGGCTCTTGCTCAGGCTTGGCTAATGCTTCTTTAAGTGCTTCAATAGCTTTGTCCGTATGGGTAATCGGTCTAGTTTGCATCGTGTGGTACTCCAAAGCATCTAACGCTTGCTGCATGATTGCTCGGCTCATTTTCTACCCCTGTAAGCGTTAACAAAAAACTCAGCGGCTTCGTTTTCACTTAAGTTCTGCCAATGATAAGACCCGTTACATGCAAGTTGAATACACAAGCCTTCATCGTTATCAGTAAACGAAACGACAGGCTCAGGCTTGGCTAACTCTTGTTGCAACTCACGGGCTGCGGCGAGGGCTACACTAGCTTGGCAAAGGTTGTATTCGGTGTTGCATCTATCGCCGCACATTCCCTCAAGCGCATCAATAATTAAATCAATCTTGTTCATGTTTCATCCTTAAAAAAAGTAACTGACTTTGCGAAATATAACTTTGCGGTTGTGCGATTTCATAAACACGCCCAGCTCAGGGAAATACCAGAACTGTTTACGGTAATAGCGCATTTTCATTTCGCCACCTCTTCAATCGCATCCATCATTTCATTGCTGATGCCGCACATCCAACCTGTGTCTGACGGGTGAAAGCGCAAAATGTAATTGTCGCCAATCAAGACTTCTCTGAACGCTCTAGGCAGTTCAGGCTTGGCTAACTCTGCTTCAAGTGCTCTTGCCGCTGTGATAACAAGGTCTTCATCAAACGCCCTGTATCCATCGTATTCACTGCCATAGTCAAAATTGCAAGTCTTCAAGGCATCCAACGCTTGCTGCATAATTTCACGGCTCATTTCGTCACCTCGTCTAGTGCGTAAAGTTTTGTTCCAAGCGGAACGCTCTCGCCCCATTGAACTTCAATGATTCCGTTTATAGGGTTGCGGATAGCCACAGGCTTCAACGATTTCAACTCACGGGCTGCGGCTAGGGCTTTCTCATACTCATCAAAACATTGCCAACCGTCTTTTGCTTTTTGAAGCGCATCAATAATTAAATCAATCTTGTTCATATCTATCCCCTAGTTAAAATTAAATACCCATGTACTGCCCTATCTCTTCCCGAAAACCCCCCTACCCCACGACAGGATAAGTGAGTATCGGCTCTTCCCCCATTACGGGATACGCATGGTAACCATCGGCTACACCCCTGGGCTTGCGTATTCAACCAGCCCCACGGATTCTTACGGATTTGCACCGGCTCATATGACATCTATGGCTTACCGTGTAACCCTTTTCTCGATAGCCACCAGGATGGGTGCATTGTTAACGCAATCGGCACGGTTAACGTAGAGGACATAAAAAAACCCGTTTTACTCAGCATCTTGGTAGAAACCCCTTCACGGGGCAAGACACTGAATGAAACGGGCTTTGATCTGTTGTTTTCTACGACAACAGCACAACTATATCATAGGTTTTTATTTAAGCAAACCCCATGCTGTTCTTGCCACTTCTGGTACTTGTCCATTTCCAATGGCTTTAAGTCTGTCCACCCTAGCGGCCACCCCATTAGCCACTCTACCCACGTTGGGTTCAACGTCCCACCAATGTCTTCTTTTTTCTCCATCATTATCGCATTGGGTAATTGCCCCGTATGTGCTTGTTTGCCTTGAAGCAGCTTCTCTTGAGTCGTTTTGAATGAATTTGCACCCTTGTAATCCCGTGTTGCAGGTGTAGGCCACAACTTGACTTTCGTTGGCAAATCCAGCTCTTGACCCGTGTTGCTCCTGCCGCTGCTCCCCTTGTGATCCCGTGCTTGAGGTGTCGGCCATATCGGTATCTTGCCGTACACAACCTGCTCCCGTAGGTTCATTGACGCATAACTGCGACCTGGGCGAGACTTGTTGTTGTACTCCATAATTCGATCTAACTTCTTGGGTGCTAATCCTTCCAAAGTGTTTGGAGTTGCCCATTCCAGACGTTTCTTGAGTGCTTTCCGACTGTTGCTGCCTCCATCCATCCCCGTGCTGCATGGTGTATGAAAGAAAGTGTCGTTGTTTGGCTCTGATCCAAATTCTTTCACGCTTATGGTTTGCACCAACGTCTGCTGCGGATACAACGCCCCATCTTGCATCAAACCCCAGCGCGGCAAGGTCAGCGAGAACGACATCGAGTCCTCTAGTAACGAGCATTGGGCTGTTTTCCACATAGACGTACTGTGGTCGTACTTCGCCAATGATGCGCGCCATGTGTTTCCACATTGAGGATCGGCTGCCTGTAATTCCTGCACCTTTTCCTGCTGCGCTAATGTCCTGGCATGGAAATCCGCCAGATACAACGTCAACAATTCCTCGCCACGGGTTTCCGTCAAAGGTCTGAACATCATCCCAAATCGGGAAAGGCGGGAGAATTTTGTCATTTTGTCTGGCGCACAATACGCTTGCTGGGTAGGGTTCCCACTCGACTGCACAGACTGTTCGCCATCCAAGCAAGTGTCCCCCAAGTATTCCTCCACCAGCGCCTGCGAAAAGAGCCAACTCATTCACGATTCCCCCTTTGGGTCTGGGCTAACACTTGGGCGCGGTGTTCTCTGAAAGTCTTCCGAATATCGGTAGCTTCACTTTTGACATACTTCCAATCTGGATCAAGCAATCCAAACCGTGGGCGAGGTTCAACGGCGGCCTCAATCCCCAAGTCATCGGCATACACCTCACCTTGCAACACGCGCGCGGGGGATTTTTCTTCTATATGTGTGCGCTTGTACCACCTCACACACAACGCACCAAAGCCAATAACCGCCAGGACGGCGTAAAAGATAAAAATATAATCATAAATATTCATGTTTATTCATCCTTGAAATAAGCGTTTTAAGACGTTAACGCCAGAATTGATACTTGGATAACTAAGACGATAAAAAAGGGCTGCAATAGCCCTTTAAATCGATTCTAGAGCGACTTTATATAAAAAGACACAAGATAAAAGCCACTGCCATAAGTACCAAAGCAATAGCATCATTGAATAATTGTTTGTTTGTCATACTGTCACCTCTTCCAGTTTGGCGGCTAATTCTTTGAGTGTGCGTGCTCTTACTTGAACCTTTGCATACGCTTGGTTTGCAACATATTCTTTTTTTACTTTAGTGATGTGGTATTCCTTACCGTTTGCGTAACCGTTATAGTCGCAGACATATAGGAAATCCTTTGCTCGTTCGATGATTACCATAGCTGACCCCTTAGAATGATGAGCAGTAGACGATTGTGTCGTTATGGGTGACGCCAACGACCTGAGTATTGTTGTAGAGGTAATCAAGTACGGCTCGCTGAACCTGGTCGTCCTGCAAGCCCTCAATGTCTATTGAGTAGCTATTAACAATCTCTTCCGGTGTTGACTCTGCATACTCACAGCACAGCTCAATTACATCTAAGTCGTATGAAGAATCAATTTCTTCTAGATACTCAAACAATAAGCCAAGAGCCTCATAACTGAACTGTGACTGTCTGCGGCATTGAGCAAAGGCAGTACGAAAGTCTGAGAGTTGTACGTTTTGAATCATGGTCTAGCTCCTAATAAGTTACCTGATTGATTGAGATATTACAAGTGTTAGTATACATGATTAATTGATGTATACAAGTATTAGTGCAATATATTTTATAGGGACTTACCCTAATAAGTAATACTTAGTGTCGTTGTATATATAGATACTTATTAATTATTCTAATTATTATAAGGGACATAGTAACCTAGTTATCTATAGTTATCAACCAGCGACCCGAGCGAAGCAAAGGGCAATAGTTGGAAAGTATGCAACCCTCTACCCTCTACGCGTAGGGGCCAATGGGCCACTACTATATACATAACCGGATACATCAATACCCTGACGCCATAGCCGCACTCTACTTGGACTTGGGACTCGATCGCATTCGCTAGACGCGCATACTCTAGACGCGACAGCCAGGCACCTCGATGCAGCGTGGACGGTGATGGGCGGGGAGGGCGGCTGGAGGGTGCACCTTTCCTTTCCCCCCCCAAAGAAAAATAGCCTTTTCCGCAACATCTGCTATTATTTGTGTATTGCG